TTCTAATAATGACTCAGACGGCAATCCACATAAAGCCGTAGCATACGGACAAGAATTTTTAGATACGTCTGATTTATCGAGTTTTACAAACTGGTCTAGCCTTAATGCTGCTAAAGTACAAGGGTGGGTAGAGGCTTCTATGGATGCAAAAGAATCTGGTACAGTTGCTGGTCTTAAAGCAAGTTTAGATGCACAAATTGCTAAAAAGATTACACCAACAAAAGTAACTAAATCATTAGGTTCGTAATATGGAACAACAATACTTTGTAAACGTGCTACAAATATTAGACGTAGCAACAGAAAGAGGTGCTTGGAAAGGTGCTGAAATAGAGTCTATAGCTATGTTACGCAAACAAACTATGGAGCAGATTAAAAACTTAGCTGAAGATTCTCAACAAGAAGAACCTCAAGTTGAATCAATCACTAAGAAAATAGGAGAAAAGTAATGGATATAATAATGAACTTAGTTCAATGGATTACTACTATAGTAACAGTTGCTTCAATAATAGCAGCATCTACACCTACACCTAAAGATGACGAATGGATTGGTAAGTTATATAAGCTTATTGATTTATTGGCTGTAAATATAGGCAAAGCTAAAGAACAAGCACCTGTAGTAGAATCAAAAGATGGCGACAGCTAAAGATGCTTTAAATGCGATTGAGTCGCATGAAAAAGAATGTAAATTAATTTACAAAAGTATAGATGCTAGGCTAGAAGCTGGCTCTAAAAGATTTGATAAATTAGAAGCTATACTATGGGGTGTCTATCCTTTTATATTAGCAACAATAATAGCATCAAGGTTTTTAGGATGAGTAGACAAAAAAAATCTAAATCTAAAGTAAATCAAGCAGGAAACTATACAAAACCTGCAATGCGTAAACGTCAATTTCAACGAATTAAAGCTGGAACAAAAGGCGGAAAAGCAGGACAATGGAGTGCAAGGAAAGCACAAATGTTAGCAAAAGCATATAAAGACGCAGGTGGTGGATATAAGTAGTGTCTTATTTAATAAGCAATATACCGCATTTTAAATGTTGGGTTAGAAAAGAATTCACAGTAAATCATCAAAGATATCATGGAGAATTTTTACACGCTATAGCAATTGCTGTTAATACCATTCCAGATAGATCACTAAGCTTTCAAGTAGTTTTTACTGGATGTGAAGCTGAAGATGATGAGTCTAATATACATGGTGGTGCAATGTGGGCTAGGATGCCAATACAAGCTCTTGTAGCAGATATACCTGTAGCAGAGTGGGCATTACCCATGGAAGACCATTTGGCTCAACCTTGGGATTGTGAAGCCAGAGATCACTCTGTAATTGTTATGGATAGAGTAAGTTCTAGTCCTTGGATATGCAAAATTAATAATGAATTTTATCAAGGAAAATATTTATTTACTGTAGATTACACTAACAATTCTATTGCTGATTGTCCTGCACAACACAAACAATCTCATGTTGTATATATTACTGAAGATTGTGAATGGAAGGGTAATATAGTTGCTCTACCTAATAATAGAGTAAGAGCCACTAGTCCTGCTTTATGGGTTACTGGAGAAGGACCGCCTGACTTTGCTCCATCTCAACACATCCACTCAGCAGAAGGACACGAAAGTTATCTTGATCCTTTAACGACTTTCAACAATTTATATAGTGAAGGAGTAGAAACAGATGAAACTTAATAGACGACAAAAAGAAACTTTAAAAAAACATAGCAAACATCATACGAAAAAACATATGGATGAAATGGTTAAGTCTATGAAAACAGGAACTAAGTTTGGTGATGCTCATAAAAAAGCTCTAAAAAAAGTAGGTAAATAATGCCTCTTAAAAAGTCTCAAAGAAGTTTAAAAAATTGGACAGATCAAAAATGGCGAACCAAGTCAGGTAAAAAGTCTTCTAAAACAGGAGAAAGATATCTCCCTGAAAAAGCTATTAAAGCTATGTCTAGTTCTGAATATGCTGCTACAACTAGAAAAAAAAGAGCAGATACAAAAAAAGGTAAACAATTTTCTAAACAGCCAAAGAAAGCTGCAAAAATATCAAAGAGGTATAGGTAATGTATGAATACACTTGTAAAGTTGAAAGAGTCGTTGATGGTGATACTATTGACGTTGTTTTGGACCTTGGGTTTGACATTCTTTATAAGTCTCGTGTTCGTTTATATGGTATTGATACTCCCGAGTCACGGACTCGTAATCTTGATGAGAAAGCTAGAGGAAAAATGGCTTCGGCTTTCTTAAAAGAAGCTATAGATAATGGCACTAAAGTTGTTATACAAACTAAATTAAAAGATTCTAGAGGTAAGTTTGGTAGAGTTTTAGGTGATGTTGTTGTTGACGGAATAAATATTAACCAGTTAATGATAGATAATTACCATGCTGCTGCTTATTTTGGTCAAAGCAAAGAAGCTATAGAAGCAGTACATGATTCTAATAGAACTAGACTTATAGAGCTTGGTAAGTTCAAACCCATTGAGTAATGGAACAAGCAGTTACATTTATAAATGAAGTAGGCTTTCCAATAGCTGCTGCATTAGGTTTAGGTTTTTTTATATGGAAACTTATCAATAGAATTATTGACGGAATGGAAACTAAACTAGATGTATTAGACGATAAAGTAGCTGATCAAATAGAACAAATGGAATCTAGATTAGGAACTAAATTAGATTCACAACATGGCATTTTAGTAGCCCTTATAGATAGAGTTAGATCACTAGACAATGAAATTATTAGACAAGACACACTAATTAAAACGATACTTGGTGTGCCGCAATTAATAGATAGTAGCAAAATAGCTAAAGCAGATCGTGATGATCAAAGAAAAGACTAATGACAGAATGGGATAAAATTTTTTCAATTATAGGAATTATTATTATTCTTTTTGTAGTAGCTTTAAATGCTAATGCAGATCAAATAGTACATAAATTTAAATCTCCTAGTTTTAATGGTGAAGCTACATCTAGTCATTATTTAACTATAGAAAATCAAGAACATAGTAGAAAACTTACAATAAAAGAAGAAATTAAAGCTTTACAAGATGAAATAGAAAGAGAAAAAGAAAATTCTACTTTAGCTAGATTTATGAGAAATTTAGAGTCTAGAGTTTACGCTGAATTATCTAGACAGTTAGTAAATAATTTATTTGGCGAAACACCGCAAAGTGAAGGAACAATTACTTTAGAAGGTAATCTAATAGAATATACAAGTGATGGTGTCACATTAACTTTAAAAATAACGGAAGCAGATGGAACAGTTACGGAAATTACCATACCTATCGGTACTTTTACTTTCTAGTTGTTCTATATTTCAACAGTTTGAAGATACATATGAACAAAGATTTGAAACAACTAATGTTGTTACCATATCTGAGTTACAGTCAAAAGAACTTGCAAATGTTATTAAACCTATAGTAAAACCTGTAGTAGCTGTTTATCCTAGTGCGTTTACGGATCAAACAGGACAAAGAAAAAGTAATAGCGAATTTGCATTATTTAGCACAGCTTTAACACAACAACCAAGTGCTTTATTAATTAGAGCCTTAAAACACGCTAGTAATGGAGAATTTTTTGTAGTTGTTGAAAGAGTAGGTTTAGACAACCTTACAAAAGAAAGACAATTAATTAGGTCTGCTAGAGAGCAGTTTGAAAAAGACGAAGAAAAAAAAACATTAAGACCTTTATTGTTTGCAGGAGTTTTAGTAGAAGGTGCTGTTATAGCATATGAAAGCAACTTATCTACAGGTGGTACAGGAGCTAGATACTTAGGTATTGGCTCTAGTATTCAATATAGAGAAGATAGCGTTACAGTATCTTTACGCATGGTTTCAGTAGCAACAGGCGAAATACTTATAGAAGTTATGACTGAAAAAACTATTTTTAGTTATGGCAAATCTGAAGATGTATTTCGTTTTATAGAAATGGGAACAGAGCTTATAGAAATAGAATTAGGTAATTCTAGAAATGAGTCTTCTACCATAGCTCTAATGAAAGCTATTGAAAGTGCTGTACTAGAATTAATAAATGTCGGATACGACAGGAGTTTTTGGAAACATGAAGAGATTGAAATTAATGAGCCTAATTGTGATGCTGAGTGCCTCAGTAACATACGGGGCTGATAATGAAATATATGTTGATCAGTCAGGAACTGGTGCAAATATAGACTTAGAACAACTAGGTATATCTAATATTATTGGTGGTCTTAATTCAACAGCAGGAAGTTTAACTGCTTTTGATTTAGATGGTACTTCTATGACTTTAGATATTAATATGATTGGTGCTACTAATAAATTTTTAGGTGATATAAACGCTAATAGTTTTACAGGACTATATAATTTTACTGGCGGTTCTAACACTTTTACTATTCAAGTAGACCCTACTAATACTTATAGTTCAAATAGTTCTGATCAAAATGTAGCAGTTACAGGTAGTAGTAATACTTTTACGTTAAATCAAGGCACTACTGCAATAGCAGCATCTTTAAATCTAGATTGGATTATTCAAGGTTCAAATAATACAGTTACATCTAATATAAATATTGATGGAGCAACTAATTATATGGATATAGATGGTTCTGATAATACTGTTACATACACAGGAACTGGTGTAAATGCTAGTGCTGGTGGATATTTTTATTTAGATCATACTGGTGGGCAAAGAACTTTTAATATACAACAACTGAGCACACAAGATAATGATTGGCTTAAAATTATATCCGTTGGTGGTAATGCTGCTTCTACTGTCTGTGTCATTCAAAACGACCAAGGTACAAGCACAAGCTGCTAATATTGGAGATATATCAGAATTAAATGGCTCTGCTCAAATTGTAAGAGATAAACCATATATAGCTGATTTAGACTTTGCTATACAAAGTAACGATGAGGCTATAACTACAAATGGCAGAATGGCTATTACTTTTTTAGATGATAGTCAGGTTAAACTTACAGAACATTCACAATTAATTATTGATGAATATATTTATGATCCTGATCCAAGCAAAGCAAAAATGGCTCTTACATTTGGATTGGGTACAGCACGTTTTATAACAGGCAATCTTAATCGCATAGATAAACAAAACATAAGTCTTAAAACACCTACTGCTGACATAGCTATAAGAGGCACAGATTTTACAGCAACAGTAGATGAATTAGGTCGTAGTTTAATAATACTGCTTCCAGACCCATTTGGGCTTTCTAGTGGCGAAATAGAAGTTGTGACAGCTATGGGTACTGTAATACTAAATAAGCCCTATGAAGCGACTACAGTAAGCGTATTTGAATCTGCACCTAGTAAACCAGTTATATTAGATTTAACTTTAGATGCTATAGACAATATGTTGATTGTTACTCCACCTAAAGAAGAAGCAGTAATAGAAGAACAAATAGTAACTAAAACAGAAAATATATTAGATTTTAATGATTTAGATATAGATTACTTAGCAGAAGATTATTTAGCTGAAGATGATTTAGAGTTTACAGAATTAGATATAAATTATTTAGACGTTAATTTTCTTGAAGATTTGTTAAATGTTTTAGATGCTTTAGCAATTGATAAAGAAGAAGATCAATTAGCACAAGCGACAAGCACACAAATAGTAGGAACTTTACTTGGTAAAGACCCTGATACACAAATAACTGCTTTAATTACAGGTAATGTAGTAAGTTTAAGAAGGGCTGTAAATGAGACAGTAAGAGTAGATTTAGATGCTAGCAATTCTTATACAGTTATATTTATACAAGATGGTGTTTCAAATATAGTAAAAGTTAATGGAGGAAGTGATTCTGTAATAACCATAACTCAGAGTGATTAATGAAAAAGGTATTATTAGTTTTAGTTATAGTTTTATTTGTACCATTTATTACACAAGTAAATATATTACAAATATTAAAACTTAAAACTTTTGATGCACTAGTACCAGAACAACAGCCTTCAGATTATTTTACTATATTAAATATTACAGAAGAGGATATAGCTAATGAAGGTGGCTATCCATTATCAAGACAAACTTTAGCTCAAATACAAATTAATCTTTTACGCAAAGGTGCAATAGGAGTTGGATGGGTTATAGCTTTTCCACAGCCTGATAGATTTGGTGGTGACTTTGAATTTGCACAAGCTTTAGAATTTTCTCCAAGTGTATTAGCAATGTTTGAAGGCAATGGTAAATATCCTCCTACTACAGGCACAGTAATATTGGGTGATGATATAGGTGGTTTACAAGCTCAAGGAGTAATACAAAACATTGATTTATTAAAACAAAGTGCTAATCAAGGTTTAGCAGTAGCACGAACTGATGTAGATAATTTAGTAAGAAGATTGCCATTACTAATGAGAACTAATGATGGATGGGTTGCTTCTTATGGCACAGAAGTTTTAAAAATATTAGCTGGTGCAGATACATATGTAATTAAAACTAATATTAACGGCATAGAAGAAATAAGAGTAAAAGGTTTACCCCCTGTCAAAGTTGATAGTTTAGGCAGAAAGTGGATAAGTTGGGTTGATACACCACAAACTAATCTTGCTGAAATGGATGTAGAAAATAAGTTTGTTTTTGTAGGATTTACAGCTAAAGGCATTATGCCTCAAATTGCAGTACCAAATAACAAACTGTTAGAGCCACATAAAATACAAGCAGCATTAGCTGAATCTATATTAATACAAGACAGCCCTTATATACCTGATTACGCAATAGCAGTAGAAGCAGTATTATTAATATCATTGATATTGCTATCTTGGGTTCTAATAAATATTTTTGGAATATCGTTAGGAATACTATTTACCAGTCTATTATTTTTTTCTACAGCAGGTGGTGGTTATTATTTAATACAACAAGGTTTATTAATTGATGTAACTTGGTCATTAATATCACAGTTTATAACTGCATCTACTGCATTTTATTTAAGATTTAGAGAACAATATAAATTAAGACAACAAATTAAAGGGCAGTTTGGTAAATATCTTGATCCAAGAATGGTTAAAAAGTTACAAGATAATCCAGAACTTTGTCAGGTTAATGGCAAAAGAGTTGACTGTTCTATTATATTTACAGACCTTAGAGGTTTTACTAGCCTATCAGAGTCAGTAGAACCTGAAATGGTAACGTACATAATGAATTCTGTATTAGATGTACAAGTACAAGCAGCTAATAAATATTTTGGTTGTACCGATAAGTTTATTGGAGATGCTGGTATGTTTCATTGGAATACAATTATTCCACAAGATAATCATCATAATCTTGCTTTGCAAGCAGCAAAAGAAATAGAAAAAAATATTGACCAGTTAAATATTAAATTTGCAAAAGAAAATATACCAGAAGTTGCTATTGGTATAGGTGTAAATTCAGGAGTTTGTATAGCTGGTAACTTTGGAGCAACAGATAGATTTGCATTTAGCCTTATAGGAGACCCTTGTAATGTAGCAGCTAGATTAGAATCAAGTACAAAGGTTGCTGGAGTAGGAGTCTTGATAGGTGAAGAAACTGCCAAATATAGCGATTTTAAGCTACAATCATTAGAACCTATAGAAGTAAAAGGTAAAGCTAAACCATTACAGGTTTATACATGGGCATAAAATATGAGTAAAGTTTTAATAGGTATAATTGCAGTATTATTAATAATTGGTTATTTTCTTTGGAATGAAAATGCAAGATTATCTGCATTAAATCAAGCTTTTGAATTAAGGGATCAAGAACAACAAGCTGCTATAGAGTCTTTGCAAAATGATTTTAAATTGCAAACAGAAGGTTTATTAGAGATACAAAGTAAAAATCAAGCTATAGAAGCTGAAATGTCTAGATACTTAGATGTATTTAAAAGACATGATTTAACTAAACTAGCAGCAGCTAAACCATCTTTACTAGAGCCTAGGGTTAATAAAGGAACTAAAAATGTATTTGATAGCATTGAAGAAGACAGTCGCAGCATTGATGATCTTGATGATGGTCTCCAGTTGCAGTCTGTTTCCAAGTAAACAAAACGTACAAATAACTACTAAAGCTTTAGAAAGGCAAATAGCACAGCCTGTTATGCCTAGAGAAATAGATTTAAAAGAGCCATATTGGTATGTAGTTTCAGATAAAAACATAGATGAGTTTTTAGCTAGGGTTGAAAAAGAACATGGACAAATAGTTTTTTTTGCTATGTCTGTACCTGATTATGAACTCATGTCTTACAATATGCAGGAATTAAAGAGATATATAAATGAACTTAAACAGGTTGTGGTCTATTATAGAAAAGTTACTACAAATAAACCTGAAACAGGGGAGTAATATGAACATATCACAAGAGGGGATAGCTTTAATTAAAAAGTTTGAAGGTTGCGAATTAGAAGCTTATCAAGATTCTGTAGGTGTTTGGACTATAGGATACGGACATACTAAAGAAGTAAAAGAAGGTGACAAAATAAATCAAGATGAAGCCGAACATTTATTACAAGAAGAGATGCCTGAATACGAAGGCTATATAAATGACATGGTTACAGTACCTTTAAAACAATGTCAGTTTGATGCTTTAGTTTGTTGGGTCTATAACCTAGGACCAACTAATCTTGGCAATTCAACATTATTGAAATTACTTAATGCAGGTGATTATCATACAACACCATCACAAATTAAAAGATGGAATAAAGCTGGAGGAAAAACATTGCAAGGATTAATTAGACGAAGAGAAGCAGAAGCACTTCTTTTTGAAGGTAAAGAATGGATTGAGGTCTAATATGCCTTTAGCTAAATATGTTTTCAAACCAGGTATTAATAAAGAAGGAACAAACTACTCTAATGAGGGTGGTTGGTTTGATGCTGATAAAGTAAGATTTAGAAAAGGTAAACCTGAAAGAATAGGTGGCTGGTCTAAATTTACTACAGATTCTTTTATAGGAACTTGTAGAAAATTATATCCCTATAAAGCAACAAGCGGAGATAGTTTTGTAATATTAGGCACTCATCAAAAATTATATAATCTTAATGGTGATGTTTACTATGATATAACCCCTATTAGAGCTACAACTACAAATGGTATTACATTTGCTGCAAGCAATGGCTCTTCTACAATAACTGTAACAGATTCAAGTCATGGAGCAGTTACAGGAGATTTTGTTACTATTTCTGAAGCAGTTTCTTTAGGTGGATTAATTACAGCAGATGTATTAAATCAAGAGTATCAAATAGAAAAAGTTACAGGAGATAATACATACGAAATAATAGCTAAAGATACTTCAGGAACAACAGTAACAGCAAATGCTAGTGATTCTGGTAATGGCGGTTCTGGGGTAGATGGTGTATATCAGATTAATTCAGGATTAGATGTTTATGTAAGAAGCACAGGTTGGGGTGTAAATACTTGGGGAGCTGGAACATGGGGTTCTGCTAGTGATTTAACATTAACTAATCAACTTAGATTATGGTCAATAGATAATTTCGGTGATGATACTATTGCTGCACCTAGAGCTGGAGCTTTATATTTTTGGGATAAATCAGATGGTCTTACTACAAGAGCAGTAGCTGTATCTTCAGAATCAGGTGCTAGTGATGTTCCAACAGCTTGCTTGCAAGTTATGACATCAGATGTAGATAAGCACGTTATAGCATTTGGAGCTAATCCTATAGGTAGTTCAACTATAGACCCATTATTAGTTAGATTTTCTGACAGAGAAAGTGCAGTTGATTGGACACCTACTGCAACAAATCAAGCTGGTGGTGTGCAATTATCTCAAGGTTCTACAATTGTAGGAGCTTTGCGTACTAGACAAGAAATACTTATATGGACAGATGCAGGTATTGTATCTATGCGTTTTGTTGGTGAGCCTTTTGTTTTTAGTTTTACAGAAGTTGCCGAGGGTGTAAGTTTAATATCACCAAATGCTGCAACTAATGCAAATGGTAGAGTCTATTTTATGGATCGTGATGGTTTTCATGTTTACTCAGGAACATCACAAAGGTTGCCATGTACTGTATTAGATTATGTATTATCTGATCTAAATCAAGATCAAGCTTATAAAGTATTTGCAGCTTCAAATTCGAGTGTTAATGAAGTTATGTGGTTTTATCCTTCAGGCACAAATACAGAAATAGATAAGTATGTATTATTTAATTATTTAGAAAATACATGGTCTATAGGAACAACATCAGATAATTTTGTAAGAACTGCATGGAATGAAGCTTCTATATATGAAAATCCAATAGCAGCAAGTAAAAATAGCAGTACATCTAATTTAAATTATGTATATAGCCATGAAATAGGACATGGAGATGACACAGATGCTTTTACAGCTTTTATAGAATCAAGTGATTTTGATCTAGCACCAGATGGAGAAAGATATACATTCATATCAAAATTAATACCTGATATAGAATTCAGAGATCAACAATCAACAAGTGATAGTGTAACTTTTACTATTAAAGGTAGAGACTTTCCTTTACAAGATTTATCTACTTTACAGACTATAGATGTAACACCAGCTTCTACATTTGCAAATACAAGAGCAAGAAGCAGACAAGCAGCATTACGTATATCTAATTCATCTAGTGATTACGGCTGGAGATTAGGTGATTTAAGATTAGAAATTAGACCAGATGGTAAAAGATAATGGCTGATATCAGAACGATAGCATTACCAGTAGCTGATTTAGAATACAATTCTAATGATGAAGCTTTAACCAGAAGAACTATAGAACAAGCTATAGAAGATATAAATGTGAGAATAACAAACATACAAAGAATGCAGTCTACAGTTACAAGTAAAGCTTCTAAACGACATCAATTTTTATTAATGGGGCTAAAACATGGCTGATGATTTAAAAGTATTAGGTCAGCTAGACCCAGCAGCCACTACTACAACAGTTTTATATACTGTGCCAGATATGACACAAACCACAATTAGTTCGATTGTGGCAGCTAATAGAACAGGATCAGCTATAACATTTAGATTAAGTGTTCATGTAGCTGGTGCAGGTGCAAATGACAAACAATTTTTATACTACGATAAATCAGTTGCAGCTAATGATTCGTTAGCTATAGTTATAGGTATAACCCTTAATCAAACAGATGTATTAAAGGTTTACACAAGTGCGGTTGATATGAGTTTTAATGTGTTCGGTTGCGAAACTAAAGAGGAAAGATAATGGATATTAAACAACAAACTAAAAATGTAGCAGCTCAAGGTCGTTATGGCGACTCTATGCTTTTGCACGTTAATCCAGCAGAGGTAAAAGGATTAGCGTCAGCTATGCCTATAACAGTCAATCCGCAGACTGGACAGCCAGAAGCATTTTTACCTTTTCTTGCTCCTTTAGCAGGTTCTTTAATTGGTGGAAGTTTATTTAGTGGTGCTTTAGGAACATTAGGTGCTTCTGCATTAGGTTCAGGTCTTGCACAATATGCAGCTACAGGTGATCTTAAAAAAGGATTATTAGCTGGTCTTACAGGATATGGTGTAGGTACTGCACTACAAGGTGCAGCAGGTGCAGCAGGTGCATCCGCAGCTTCGCAAGCAGCTACTGACGTTGCTACTACAGCAGGAACTTTAGGTGAAGCTGCAACTCAAGAAGCTATACAAAGTGCAGCTACACAAGCTGGAGGTGAAGCTTTAAAAACTGCTTCTACTTTTGCTCCAGCTACAGCCACTACCGCAGTAACTGGCACACCTTTTGCAAATTTAAAATCAGTTTTTAATCCTGCTGCTATAACAGATACAACAGCAGCAACTGCTCCTGATTTATTAACAGCAGGAACAACAGTTGATCCTACTTTAGGAACAAGTTTTGGAAACTTAGCAACAGGATTAGCTGATCCTATGGCATACATACCAGTAGGTATAGGTATGGGTGGTACTGGAATAATGGAATCACAAGAAGCCTTTGCAAGAATGGTAGGTGAAAGCGAAGAAGCATATAGAAGAAGAAGAGAAGCAATGTATCGTGATAATCCTGAACCTATTCTTTATTCAGCAGAAGGTGGAAGAACTGGTTATTATGAAGGCGGTAGATTTGGTGAAATACCAGACAATATAACAGGTGGTAATTTGCCACAAATATTTGCACCTGCTAAACAAGCATATGATGTAAACCCTGATTTTATGGCAGGATTTGCACCTGAAACTATGTATTTTAATCCAGCTACAATATCAGCCCCTGCGTCTGGTTTACAAGCAGGAGCACCTCCTATAGGCTTAGATACATATGAAGGCTCTAAAGGCGGTTATGGAGGTAGACAAGCATCTATAGCACCACAAACGACTATAGACCCATACTCAGCTTATACAGGTTCTGCACCTAAAGGTTTAGAATTTACTGAAGCTCCTATGCCTGTACAACCTTTACCAGAATTACCTGTGCAACCAATTTTACCACCTGATTTTGGAATAGGCATACCAGATATAGATATAGGTAGTATTGATATTCCTAATATAGGAAATATAGATATTCAATCAATAATAGATGGATTAGGAAATTATGATATACCTGAAAGATTTGTACCTATAACAGGAGAAGATTTAGGAATTACACAACCTTCTTTACCTAATTTTGTAACTCCATTTGATGACACTATAGCCGAAGAACTTCCTAAAGAAAGTTTTATGATGACGGCTGCCGAATTAGAAAAAATAGGAGGAACTCCACAACCAGTTAGTGGTGGCGGATTAGGTGCTCTTTTTGGTGGTTTAACTCCACAAGAACCAATTGTTAGTGAAATGAATACGCAAGTTGCACCTGCATTAGATGTAACTTCTGTACCTGCATTAGATGTTTTAGACCCAGTTGTAGCTAAACAAGTAGTTGATATTCCAACTTATAATTATAACGATCCTGCTAGATTAGCCAGAATAGATGATTATTTTGGAAGTGATAGATTTGCATCTGCATCAGGTGGTTCTACTAATTTTCAAGAAGGAGGAGCTTTAAAACCTATTCCAGAAGATAATAAAGGCTTACCTAATTTACCTAAAGATGTAAGAAATGAAATGGGTTATATGCAAGAAGGTGGTATGACTGATATGCAAAGTGATCCTCTTACCAAAGAAGTAACTATGTTTATTCTAGGTGAAACAGATAATGAACAAGCACTTAATGACTTTATAACTAAATATGGAAGTGATGCTTTTATGCAATTAAGAGAAGCAGTTTTACAATCTATAGTTCCTAATGCCCAAACACAAGGTCTAATTAGAGGTGATGGAGAAGGCGGAATGGATGATGATCTTAGGGGCATGATAGGTGATAAAGAAAGAATAGCTGTATCTCAAGATGAGTTTATTGTTCCTGCTGATGTAGTATCAATGTTAGGAGATGGCAGTTCAGACGCTGGTTCTAAAGAACTTTATGACATGATGGATAGAGTACGCAAAGAAAAAACAGGCACTACTAAACAAGCACCTAGATTAGCTAATGCTGGAGGACTATTACCCGCATGAATGAGCCAGCAATAAATCAAGAAGCTTCTGGATTCTATGAATTATCTTTAGTTCCTTCTGAAAATTTATCTTTAGTTTGGGATAAAATTGAAAAATATTTAAAACGATCAGCAAAAAGATCAGGTGGTAGAGAAAATATTGAAGATATTTTTTATAGAATATTAAGTAAAAAAACAAATTTATGGATAGTTTTTGATACAGGAAATTTAGAAATTACTGGAGCACAAGTTACTTTTTTTAATATTTATCCTACTGGAAAAAAAATGTTAAATTTAGATCACACAGGTGGAAAAAATATGCAAGATTGGGTAGAGCAAGGTATAGATACTATGATTAAATTTGCAAAAGAAAATGACTGTGATGGTATAGAAGGTGTAGGTAGGCATGGGCAATGGCATTGGGTTAAAAATAAAAAAGGTTGGAAACGACCTTCATCAGTTTATGAATATGAATTTGAGGAGAAAAAATAATGGGCGGTAAAAGCGGATCATCTGCACCAACAGAACAAACTGTTTATAGCACAGACTTACCTGAATACGTTGAGCCGTATTTTAAACGACTACTGCAACGTGGTGAGGCTGAATCATTACAAGGATATACTCCATATGGCGGTCAAAGACTAGCTTACTTTTCACCTGATGAATTAACTAGTCAAGCAATGACTAGGGGCTTTGCAACTGCTGGTACTCCTCAACAATTTACAGATGCAGCAGCAAGATATGGACAAACTACACCATTAACTTCTCAATATACAGCAGGAACATTTGATTCAGGATATGCAGCAGGAGATGTAGGTCCAACTTATCAAGCAGGAACTATAGGTTCAGATTATAGAGGTAGACAAATAGGATCAGGTTACAGACCTGATATTAGACAATCACAATATGTTGCTGGAGATGTTGGTGGTCCATTTAAGGCTTTAGGCTTTGAAGATAATATACAAAGGTTTATGTCACCTTATCAACAAGGTGTAACAGATATAGCTAAAAGAGAAGCTATTAGAACATCTAATATAGCTGGTAAAGGTATAGCTGATGCAGCTACAGTTCAAGGTGGTTTAGGTGGATACAGAGAAGCTATACAACAAGCTGAACGTGAACGTAATCTTGGTCAAAGACTAGATGATATACAAATGACTGGTGGACAAAGAGCATATGATGCTGCTGTTTCTGCTTTAGCAGCAGAAAGAGCTTCTGGTTTAGGTGCAGCACAATTTGGTTTACAACAATTCCAAGCTGGTGAAGGAGCACAACAAACACAAGAAAAATTAATGCAAGCTGCTTTTCAAGCTGGAGAACAAGCTAAACAACAAGCTGCTTCATTAGGCTTAACAGCAGAACAACAAACTGAAGCATCAAGACAAGCACAAGAAAAGTTTGCACAGTCTGGATTCCAATTGAGTCAACAAGCTTTACAACAACAAGGTGCTCAATCACTACAAGCTTATCAAGCAGGTGAATCTGCTAGACAACAAGCAGCAAAACTTGGATTATCTGCACAGCAACAAGAAGAAGCTGCAAGACAAGCTCAAGAGAAGTTTGGTCAAAGTGCATATGATTTATCTAATCGTTATAACCTAGCTGCTGCACAGGGATTAATGGGTGCAGGTGAAACTATTAGTCAAGATGCAATATCTAGAATAGCAGCCTTACAAGGTATAGGTGAACAACAAAGAGCACTACAACAAGCTAGTTTTGATGTTGGTTATGAAGATTTTCAAAGACAAAGAGACTTTTCACAAAATCAACTTGGATTATTTAGTAACTTGTTAAGAGGTGTACCAGTACAACCACAACAAAGAATAAGTACGTTTCAACAACAACCTGGATTATTTCAAACAGCAGTTGGTGCTGGTTTGTCGGGTTTAGGTTTATATAGAGGAATGGGTTAATGAATTTAGTAGAGTTAGCAACAGAATTAGAATACGTGCCTAAAGATCAATTAGCACAAATGTCACAAGACCCTAGCAGTAGGTATCCTCAATACTTAGTATTATCAGAGATACAAAGAAGAACTGCTAATGAAAAGGCTTATGCAGCAGCACAACCAAAACCTACTTCTACAGTAGCAGAAGAAGTTGTTGGTGAGTTTATGCAGCCTCAAAGTTTGCAAGCAGGTATGCCATCTGAATCAGCTCCAACTGATGCTTTCTCTTCAGAGTCTATGGGTATGCCTGCCTCTGCTCTTATGCAACAACCCATGATGGGTATGGCTAGTGGTGGTCTAACTGGTTATGCAGTAGGTGGTCCAGCATTACAACAAAGTTTTGTAAATCCTTATCTTGACAGTATTAGAGAATTTGCTTCCGATAGATACTTTGATGAAGAAGACGATTTTAATTATGGCACAGCATTATTAGATGCTTCTTTATTAATACCTGGAGCAGGATTAGTAGGTGCTGCTGGTAGAGGTTTATTTGGATTAGGTAGAACTTTAACAGGAGCTATAAGAGGCAAAGGTTTAAAAGATAAAGCACTACGAGGTTTACAAAGTGCATTTACAAAACCTGGGGTTTCTAAAAAACAAATAGAAGCTACTCGTAAAAAAGCTTATGAAGATGCTAGAAAAAGAGCAGTAGATCAACAAAAGAAAAATCTAGGTGTTAAATCTACAGATGGCAAACAATTAGTTGCCACAGGTAAAGATACTTTAGTTCCTATGGGTTCTAAAAATGTACCTATTCCAGCAGGCGGTAGAGTTTTTGATCCTATGAAAACTGCTAAAGCTATAAGTTATCCTGTTGCTGGTGCATATGTATTATCAGGATTAGGTGGTGAAGATGCACCTGAGATTCCACAAGAATTACAAGAATTAAATACTGGATTAGGAGGAGTAGTAGCCGAAAAACCTAAAAAAGAAATTGATTATGATCTTGTAGGATTAGGTGGTCTTATTATGGGTTCTAGAGATATGAGTGAATTTGGTAAAGGTTTATCAGAATTTGCAACAACTGCTTCTAAACGTAAAATAGAAAAAGAAGCACTAGCTACTCAAAATGAACTTAGAAAAGCACAAGCAGCTAAATATAGAGCTGATCTCAAAACTATGGGCTTTAATGAACTACAAGGTGAAATACAATTAATTAATGAAGCTTTTGAAACAGGAGCTTTAGATATTCAAGACCCTGTTATACAAAATTATTTAATGTCTCTTTATGAAGCATTAGCTCAACGAAGAGGCGGTAGTTTACAAGACGACATATTAAAACAACAACAAGCTAGTTAATGAGCACATACAAAGCACCTGACGGAACTGTTTATAACATTCCGACAGACCCATCCAGAAGGAGTCGTTTTGTTGCAGCTATAAAAGGTAAATACGGACAAGACTTAGACGAAACAACTGTAGCAGGACAAGCTGCTGAGTTTGTTAAGGCTATACCTAGAGGTGCTGCTAGTTTAGCTTTAGACGTACCAACTGGTATTGTTTCTCTTTTTGACATAGGTGATGATAGCGAAACCCTTAAAGGTTTACGAGGTCTTGAAAAGTCTTTACGAGAAGATTCCATACTAGCTGCTGATCCTAGATATGCTGATACGTTTGTAACAAAACTAGGTGAAGGTGTAGGTTCTTTTGGTCCATTTCTTGGAGCTGGATTAGCAGGTAGAGCATTAGCAAAAGCTGGTACTGTAGGTGCTAGAACTGGTGCATATGGAATACCAGCAGCTTTAGCTATACCAACAGGTATGGCTGCACAAGCTGATCGTATAAATATAGCCAGAGAAATGGGTGAAGATGTAGGTGCACTAACTGAAACAGGTGCAACATTATTAGGTGGTGCAATAGGTCTAACAGAAATATTACCAGTAGCTAGTTTTTTAAAGAAAGTACCTAAGAGTGCCGTAAGAAACCCAACCACAAGACAACAAATAGAAACAGCACTTAAACGATTTGGTTCTGGTGCTTTACAAGAAGGTGGTCAAGAAGTCTTTGCAAGCTTGGCACAAGACCTTACTGCTCGTGGTTTATATAGTGATGAACTACCAATAGGTGAAAGCGTATTTGATGAGTTTACAATAGGCGGTATTATTGGTGGTACAGCTAATCTTGTTGTTAAAAGCATGGGTGACAAGAAAGGTGTAAAAGCAGAATATACTGCTGAAAAGGCAAGACGAGAAACATTAAATAAAAGAAATTTATTAGAAGCCAAGAAAGTAGAACTTGGTATTAAACAAGGTACTTTGCAACAAGCAGAAGACCTCCCTCCAATAGTTATTCCAAACATTCCCCCTCCTCCCCCGATATTAGATACCCCTAGGTTTGATTACACTCAAAACCCAGACGGCTCTTTTGCTATTTTAAATTTAGATCAGATTGATAATCCTATAGTTGGTATGTCACCATCTGAAACTGAGGCTATTAAAACAGTAGATAAATTTAAAACAGAAGCTAATAACGTCAAACTAAAAGCCGAACTAGACAATGCTTTGTACGCACAAGGAAATGTAAATAGTTCTGCTGCATTTGAAATAGGACAGTCATTACTAGACCCTGAAGCTACAACTATTACTCCCGAAACTTTGTTGCAACACACAAAAATGTCTGAGGCTAAAAGAAAAACATTCTTAGAGGAAAACAAGGGCAAAACTTTTTCTATGTCAGAAGCTGAAGCTGTAATGACTAAAAAAGATTTTGATGATCTTAATACGTCTTTATCTGAGGCTGTATTTAAAGAGTCAGAAAAAAATGGTATTCCATCTATAAGAACAGAAGGTAAGTTGGATACTTCACAAAAGTATATAAATGATCTTTTAGCGTCAAAAAATATAGATATGTCTTTAGGAGGATTAGATACAGCTACTTTTATTAAAGCAATAGAAGTTTATACAGGCAGTAGAACAAACTTTAATAATTTAAGTAAAGCACAAAAGGAACTTTTTTTAGCAAGAGTTCATGCAATGCCAAAATTTAATAATAAAACTTTATTTCCTGATTTTAGACCTAGAGAATATACAGCTCAAGATATTGCAGATTTTGTAGCAAGTGTTGGTAAAAGTGAATTTACTGCAAACGAAGTAGAAACATTTTTAAGAGATAGATTTGAAGGCAAAACCCCTCGTAATTATCAAGAAAAATTTGAAGAAAATGATGGTATTTTATTAGAACAAGTAGATACCTTTTTAAATGATTTAATAGTTAGTGGCAGAAGTGAATTTACTGGCACAGGAACAAGCCCTTCTACTTCAGGTAGAGTAATAAAAGAAAACTTTGAGTTTGATATAGCTCGTAGAGCAGAAGGATTTAATCAAACACCAGAAGAGTTCAGAGCATCATTAGAAGCAGAAGGTAAATTAGCTCCAGAAATTATTGACCAGTTAGTAGAAAAAGAAGCTGCTAGACAAGAGAAAATATTACCTCCACAAGATATTGAGCCAAAGCTCATAAACTATGCAGAGGCTATGGAGCAAGGAAGAAAAAATAAATTTGCTCAAGAAGCTAAAAGAATTCTTAATGAAAGAGGTCTTAAAGAAACTGGAGTTATTGTTAGTGATGAACTGTTATCAGCTAGCACATTAAAACAAGCAGTTGATAATGAAATTGTATATGACCCTAGAGAAGTTAAGAAAAGGGGCATAGAAGGTGAGTACGATAAACAATCAGACATAATCTTTTTATCTTTAAATAGAGTTAATCCTGAAGGTAATGCAACAGATGCAGAAATACAACAAAGATTAAATAGAATAATAGATCATGAAGTTATCCATGCACTTAGAGCTAAAGATTTAATTAATGAAAAAGAGTACAAATACTTACGCAATGTAGTTAAAACTAAAAAAGTACCTAAAGCTTTTGATGAAAATGCTGGCAATATTACTTTTTATCAAAGAAGTAAAAATATAAATGAGCCAGTTGCTAGAACCAGAAACTTAAATGAAGCACAAACAGAAGAGTATATAGTAGAAGAAGCTATAGCTGAGTTGTATAGAGCAAGACAAGACATACCTACAGTTGCCCCTAAGACAAGAACAATATTTCAAAAGATAGTTGATTTCTTTAAAGGCATGGGTGATGCAATGCGAGTGTCAGGGTTTGCTAATGTTACAGAAGTATTTCAAGAAATAGATCAAGGCAATATAGGTCGTAGAGAAAGGGGTGAAATACGAACTACCAGAGAGTTAGATACTGGTGAAGAAGTAGATTTACTGCCAGAGGATTTAGCTAATCTAGCAGCCGAAAGTCAAAGACAAACTACTGAGGCTTTAGTAGGTCGTGAAAGAGTATTAGGTGATGAGCCTATTGTTACTACACAAGAACTAGCTCAAATGAATAGGATTAGAATAATTCCTCCTAAAACACCTACACCAACAGGTACACCTCCTACAGGTGCTACACCTGCACCTACGTCAGGAACATTATATGATTCCTCTAAACTTTCTTTTGCTGATGCCATGACAGAAAGGCAAAAAATTAAAGATGGTATAGAAGGAAAAAATCTTATAGGTGCTATGGAATGGTTATCTAAAAATGCACCTAGTAAAGACTATGAACTGGTAACTAAAAAAGTATTAGGTCAATTAAGAAAACTAAAAAGAGTTGGTTATGACTTTAGACTTTCAATAGTAGATTTTAAAACTAAAGGTGGTGTTGCTAATCCAGATTATGTTGCTGGTTTTTCACAATATGTAGGCGGTTATCATAGAGCTAAACAAGGTGCTAGAGGTAGAATTTTAAAAGATGTTTTGATTGCTTTGAATGATATGAAAGGCACACGAACAGAAAAAAAATATCATGTTAATGGTCTAAATTATGAAACTATATTACATGAAGCTATTCATGCAGCTACAGTATCATCTATTAGAGCTACACAAGCTGGTCTTATAAAAGATGCACAACTTACTAAAGCATATGCTGATTTAGAAAATGTAAGAAATAAAACTATAACTCATATTAAAAAAGAAATAAGAGAATATAGACAAGCCGTAGACGATAATTTTACTTCTAGAAAACAAGATAGTTTTAGTAAACAAGTTATTAGAGCAGCAAATAATAGATCATATGAAAATCATTTGTTGAATTATATGTTAGGTAAAGATGGAAGAGGCATTACAGAAATGCTTTCTTTTGGATTTACTAACAGAGAGTTTCAGGAATTACTAGAAAGCATACCATTTAAACCTAAATCAAAAGATACACTTTGGACTAAGTTTGTTAATGCTATTAGAAGTGTATTAGGTATATCAGCAAAACAAAATACCGCTTTATCTGCTTTCTTGAAGGGCGGTGAGCAATACTTGTCTCAAACTAATAATGCCCTTAATGAATATCCAGCATTTAATCCTAATGACGATATGGCATTTGGACCTGATCCAGATATAGAGCCACAAATAACTTTACCTCCAGAACAGGTTATTGAAATACAAAGACAGATAGATGATTTAAACAGTACATTATTTGCTTTGAATCGTATTTATAGTCAAGAAATGAATACTATGAGTAATGCTAATGCTGCAAAAATGCTCAGACAAATTAAAGATACAGAAAATCAAATAGAAGATTTACAGAAACGACTATCACCAGATCAAGATATAGACAGCAGAATTATCTTCCAAGAAGGAACTAGATTCCAAGGTGAAGCAAACACTTCAGAAAAGACAAGATTACAAGAAGCAGTTAGAGAAGCAGAGGAGCTTGTTAAGAAGACACCTAGGGGTGGAGTACCCTATTACAACACAAATGCGTCAGACGTTGCTATAGACGCTGCTATGACGTTTAATAAAGACCCTTCGTTACAAGCACCACAAGACATACCTCGTTGGTCTGCTCCTTCATTAGAAGGTGTTGATCAAGATATACAAGAAGCAGAAAAAAGAATAGGTGGTGCTCAACCTGCTCCACAAAAGTCTTTTGGTGCAAGATTAATAGAAGTTGTAAAAGACCCTATCACTTCTATTAGAAATACTTTTGGTAACTTTAGACAAAACTTTGTTGATAAGTTAGATAAAGTTGATAAGAAAATACTACAAGCCACAGAACAAAATGAAGATGTTAGGCTAGCAAATAATACCGCAGATACAGCGACTATGGCTGCTTTAAGAATGGCTGATCGTGCCAGAGGTTTATTTCAAGCTATGCTTACTAAAGGAAATATAGCTGATCAAATAGAAGGGCAAGATGCTTTAGCTACTGTAGTTAAAACAAAAGAGGGTGGATTAATACAAATACTTGCACCTTTATACTCAAAGCCTGAATTAGATCAAGAAAGAATATTTAAGCTTTATGCTTCTTTAAAAAGACAAGAAAACTTTAACGAACAAGGAAGACTTGTATCTTCTCCTATTACAGATGCAGATTTAGCTTTAATAGAAAAGATAGAAAATAACTACACAGATGTAAAAACTGTATTTGATAACTATCAAAAATGGAACAATGAATTAATAGAGTTTGCTGTTCGTAAGGGTTTATTGAGTAGATACAAATCTAATAATGAAATCATACAAGAGTTAATACAACTTCGTGAAGACGGCAAAATAAACATAGACAATCAAACATTACAAACTATGCAAGCTTTATCGGATGAAGCTGGTGGTAGAAGTGTTGATCAAATTAGAAGTATAGGTCAGCAGTTTGGAGTAGATACAAGAGGACAAGCAGAGCTTTGGAAGGAACATTCTAGTTACTATCCTTTCTATAGAAATATGGTGGATGATTCAGGTATAACTGCACCAACAATAGCTGGTGGAGCTTTGCCTAATAACCCATTAAGCATTTCTTTAGAAGGTTCAGAAAATCCTTTAGATGTAAATCCTTTAGAAGCTATATCTAGAAACTCATTATCTATACTTACAGCCTCACTTAAAAATGATGGACTAGCTAAATTAGTTAGAGATTTAGAAGCTATAGGTGAAGCCAAAGAAATATCAGCAGCAGATGCTGGTCAATTAAATTCTATATTTGTTTTTGAAGATGGAATAAAAAGACATTACTTAGTAGATCGTAATATTGTAGAAGGAGTACAAGGAGTGGGTGGAGTAGGTGTAAGCCCTATTACTAAACTATTGGCTATGCCCGCAGGATTATTAAGAGATACTGTTACTCGTGACCCTGGATTTGTTGTAGTTAATATACTTAGAGATACGTTGTCATCTGCTGTAACAAGTGGTGCTGAATTTACACCTGTTGTTGATTCTGTAAAAAATATGTTTAGAGACATGGAGCAGATAGAACAATTTGGTGTCATAGGTGGATATGATTTTGCCAATGATGAAGGTGAGGTTAAAGAATTTATAAATCGCACCATGCGTAGACAAGGACTAACACCTAATAATGGCATGAATGCAAAAGATGCCTTCTTCAAACTTTGGGATGGGTTGGGTGAACTAACAACAAAATCAGACGGAGCAACTAGATTAGCAGTCTATGAGTCGGTTTATAAAAAGTTAAAAGATCAAGGATACACAGAAGCACAGGCTCAATCGGAAGCCGCTTATCAGTCGTTAGAAATAATCAACTTCGGCAGAAGAGGACTTGACCCAATGTTCAGGGTAATCACATCTGCTATACCTTTCTTAAATGCAAGAATACAAGGATTAGACGTTCTATACAGAACATTCTTTTCTAAACAGTATTCGGCTTTAGAAAAACTACAAGAAGGGGAAACACTTGAAGACGTTCAAGGTAGAATATTTAGACGGGCAATGATAAACGGCTCATTCCTTACAGGTCTGACGCTACTTTATTATTTACTGGTTAGTGATACTGATGAATATAGAAACCTTAAACGTGAAGTCAGAGATGATAACTGGGTAGTACCCACACCTTTTGACTACGCAATAAAAATACCAATACCTTTTGAAGTCGGCATGATGTTCAAAGCTATACCTGAAAGAGTATTTGACTTGACTCTAGGTGATGATGCTTTCTCTCAAGCTTCCTTTGATGAATTCCTAACTTCTACCCAAAGACAACTAGGAACATCTGCTAATGTGCCTTTCATAGGCGGTGACATAGGCATACAAGCACTAAAACCAATAGTAGAAGCAGTAACAAATAGAAACAGTTTTACAGGACAAGAGATTGTTCCTTACTATCAACTAAAAAGAGAAGCTGGATATCAGGCTAGAGAAGGAACTAACTCACTAGCTAAAGCTTTAGGTGAAGCCTTAAACATATCACCCGCTAAGATAGAGCACGTCATAAGAGGATATACAGGAACACTTGGAGGATATGTCTTATCAGCTACAGATTCAATAACTCGTACTGCTACAGGTCAGCCTTTGCTTCCTTCCAATGTTGATCTTGCAAGACAACTACCTGTCGTAAATAGGCTTATCATGGATACAGATAAGGCGGGAGGACTGCAACAACAATTCTATGAACTCAGGGGAGAAGTAGATAAAGCAGTTAATACAATGAATGCTCTCAAGAAACAACAACGCTTTGATGAACTATCAGCTTATAGAAGCAATATGAAAGGTGTTGTAGGTGTAAAAGGTCAGGTAAGAGCCTTAGAAAGATACTTAGATAATTGGAGAAAGAGAAGGGATAGACTTCTCAGAAACGAGAATATGTCTGTAATCGCTAAGTCAGACAAGCTTAGAGAAATGGAACTAGAAAGAGACAGAAGACTAGCCTTCGTTCCTGAACTAAGAAAGAAAGCTAGAGTGCCCGTCATAAACCTGAACCTTTAATTCATCTATAAGTTTCTCTTCCTTCAACTGTTTCAGTCTAAAGAAGTCATTGTGTTCAGGATAACGAGCATGAAATAAACGAGCATAGAATCCTATATAGTCATTACTTATCTTGAACTCTCCTCCATTAGTCTCTATCTCACTATGCCACCTAATGCGATTTATGATCGCCCAATGAGAGTAATGCTTTCTACCTGTGGCAATTGCCTCCAAAGTATACTGCTCAAACTTACCCCACACTTCAGGGTTTTGTTTGTGCCATTCCCACCATGCTTCTTTTCTTTCTTGCAAATCATCTTGCAACTGTTCAACTAATTTCATAACACCTCCAGATTTCTATTAACCAGTTAAATATTATTTTTCTGGGATGGTAAATAGCTCCAAAATACACCTCGGATTATCTTTATCCACCCCACCAAATTTATAAACCACTTCTTTGATTTGTTCAAAGCTATCATCTTCTAGTATCTCTGCCTTCACCAAAGCATCACAAGTAAACTTGTCTATGATTGAACAGGGATTACTGATGTCTAATCTTCTATTACTTCTAGCGTAATAGGTAAATACCAACTTCACAGGCTCGGTAAACCTCGGATAATCTTTAATCCTTTCTACTAATTGTTCTGAGTAAAGTCTCTTTGAAGTAGACAACACTCGGTAATGTGCGTTGCGATAGTTGTTCAGGTTGAGTATGAACTTCTTTTTCTTGGAGTAGTAGATTTCTAAGGGCAGATCAATTTGCACAGTAAATTCCTATGACTGGTAAATATTTTTTATGTGCAGCGTCACGCAGCGTGTTATTTCTCAATAAATACCAAAAACTTTTCATCATCTATCTTTACAATTGCCACAACATCCTTATCCTTAAACTTTCTTTCTGCACCTGTAAAAGACTTAGCTTTCACTTCGGTTGTCTCAATTACCAACTGTTCATCTGTGCTATCAAACGTAATTGATTTAAGTCTCATTTTTCATACACTCTGAACAACATCCACCGCTTCCTCCGTCTTTCATAGGTGATAAATCCTCTACATCAAATTTGTCTAGACATAGACAACAAATTGATTTTCTATCTCCAAAATTAAAAATTGATTTAAGTCTCAATTTTTCTCCTTATAATCTTTTATTCTTTTCTTACTATCAACATAACTCATAGCAAAAAGTTTCCAACTTACAGGTGAATACTCCTTGATCTTTGCAATCTTCAAGCCTTCCTCGTACCATTCTCTTTCTTGTTTTATTTGTTTTGCGTATTTACTCACTTAATATTTCCTTTACTTGATCTAATAATTCTTGTTCTGTTCCGTATCTCTTCTCAAACTCTTTCTTCCAAGGATGCCTACTCACCCACAAGCCATTCATTATTCCTTCTCGGTGATGCTGAAAGCAAAGAGGTAACACTAAGAAATGTGCGTTTACCTTAGTCTTGCCTTGAGTATGGTGAATCTCACTCGGTACAAATAGGTTGCCATGATTCCTACAGACAATACATCCTATTTGACTTACCTTGTCCATATGTCTTTTCTCTTTAGCAGTAGGGTTTCTTCCTTTCACTTGTGTTTGTTGTAAGTAGGCTGATATCTATCTATCAAAACCTTTTCCCAATAAAGTTTCCTATCTTCTCTACAATGCAAGTATCTAACTCTATCAAATACTTTGTCTCTTTTATGACTAATCAATCTGTTATAAATATTTTTGGATTGACCTACATATACAATAACATCTTCGTTATAAAGTATGTAAACACAATCTCTTATAATCTGATCAATGTAAAAGTCTTTTCTTACTTTACATCCACCTTTATATTTGTGTTTATGTTTGGGTTTTTTTTCTATATATGCAGGTCTAGTTATTCCTGTTCCATACGAAACAGGCTCTAAAAAACCTTCGTTATTTGTAGCACAGTAAACATACAACTTATCTCTATCTAAATCTGTAGCTAGAGTCATGCTCCGATTAAAATGATTTATATGTTCGTGCAGACATAATATTAAATTATGCTCCATACCTATCTCTCTCTTTTCTAGCAGAGACTTGCTTAGTCCTCCACTCTTCAAACCCTATTTCTAATCCTTTCAAGTTTACCTTGAGAGCAGACAAAGTTCCTTTTGCCACTCCAACTCTAAGTCTAGCTTCATACAACTCGTCTGAAGCTTCTGCGTAAGTTTCCTGTGCTGATGTTGTTTTGATTCCCTCTCCCAAGGCTTTGAGTTTTAACTGTGCTTGTAGTTTCTTTACTTTAGCTTCACACTTATGCACCTCATACTCGGTCTGTTCCATTGTCGGAGCAAGACTTCGGATTTGGTGCATCCAATTCTCTTGTTGTTCCATGTTGTTTTTCCTGTGACTGGTTAATATTTATATCTCGCTCACTAGCAGGATCGGAGTTTCTGAATATGCGATCAAAGTTTTTTTGAAACTTATCGTTGTCTTCAGGTCTTCTTTTACTGCCTTTGCTCATCTGTCTTTAAGTAGATTGCTGATAGTTTCTTTGATTGATTTTCTTCCATACTGTTCACTAAATACTCTCTCAGCAACAGTACGAGAGTAGGGTTCTTCGTTGTTATCCCTTCTCTCTTTACTGTTCATGGAGTACCAAGTGTTGAAGTTACCTTCATAGGAATCGTTATCGTCATATTCAAATACTTCACTCATGCTTCCCCCTTATCTCTACAAATTCATCTAATATCTTTTTGGTTTTACCATACATATCATGGATAACCCTTGAATAACTTTCAGCTTTAATAGAAGTTTCGTTGTCTGAAGCATTAGATTCATGCTCTATGCAATAATCTAAATAGTCATTAATCTCTTTAAGCTTACTCATTACATCTTCGTGCCTACAAATAGGACATCCATATCCTTTAAGATGTTCATCAGGAGTAGTTAAGAAATCACCATGACGAGGACATCCTATTATGGTGTCCTCATCCATGATTATATATTTATCTTCAGAAGGGGATATCATCATCACTCAATTCAGGCTTTGATTCCTCAACAACAGGCGGTGTAGGTTCAGCCTGTTTTTGTGGTTGAGGTATATCCAAACGAGCATACTTATACTCGTTACCATTCTTAGAAGTCCTATCCCAAAGGGCAACACGCATTTCTGCTTCCTCCCCACCTTTAACCTTCTCCACTAAAGCCTTCAGCAAGTTCTTATCTAAAGTAACCTTGCCTGTCCAATCAGGTTGCTTATCGTTCTGCTTATAGTTATTAGTGTAGATTGCTCCGTCACTTTGCATTCTCTCTTCCATTACTTCACCTCCTCAGATGATACTTTTAAATTTTCTACATATTGAAGAGATAGATCGTCTAACCTTTTCTTTTGGTCAGGGAATTTATCTTTCAACACCTTTATCTGCTCGGCATTAGCCTTGTATTGACTCTTAACTTCATCAGGAGTCTCAGCCATGGTGACTACCTTCATAAAGCCTTCAACAAAAGCTTCTGCCCACGCTTCGTTATAATCAAAGTCGTCTTCCTGTTTAGGTTCTTCCTTTACAGGTTCTTCCTTCTTAGGTTCAGGCTTCTTTCCAACAGGCTTTTCTTCTTTGGCATCAGCATCAGGCAAGTCTTCACCAGCATAAATGTAATGCCCCAAACCCCACATACCTAAACACTTAGTCAAACACCTCATCTTAGAAGTGTTTACTTGAAATGAATTAGGATTGATTACAGGTTGGTTCTTGTGGTTCATTATTGGAAGCCACATTTCCCTAACAAGATCACCTATGGAAACTCTACACCTAACTTCACACGTTCCGTCAGGCAAGGTAACAAAAGGAACATGGTTATCATCCTCATAGAAACTATACTTAGCTTCAGGATAATGCTCCATTAATACACCCCATGCCCATGCCCAAGAAAGATAAGTTAAGTTCATTTTTTTCTCTGTATGCTCAGATACATCTACCTTAGATAAAGTATCCCATACATCCTTATACGTTAAATCAGCCACTACGCTACCTCCTTATTTTTAGTTAGTCGTTTATATTTATTTTCAAACTCAGACATCATGTCAGACTCAGGCAAGTGCTTACTCATTATGATTGCATCTGTCATAGATAATCTTTTCATTGTCTGTACTCTATGAAGTTCAAGATATGATTCACCCCAATAAGCATTTTGTTCTTCATCATAATCAACGAGATTAGATGTACAGGCATATTCAAGAATAGTTTGCTCCTCTAAGTCCATGCCCTCATTGTCAAACTTAATCTTAGAAAAGTATGTTTCCAAGTCAGGACAGATAATAAGAAATCTATCTATGTATTCTTTATCACCACTCCTTGTCCAAGTCTCAATATAGTAATTGCATCTAGGTATCATCTGTCACCTCCCATATCTATGATTAAATGATCTTTCATCCACTCTCTGCTAATTCCCTCATCAGCTAGCTTATCCTTCATGCGATTTTCATATCGCTTGAGCATAGCTTTATTTCGTCTTTCTTTTATTTTCTTATTCATCACCCACCTCACTAGGGTCGTAGTTTTTAGTTAGTTTCCAATATGTTAATAAAGCATTAAACATATCTCTGTGTTTTGAATGAGTCACTTCATCCAATACATGACAAGCTATTAAACTTGTATCCTCCCTATCAACAAAGATAGAGACTCTCTCTGCCTTATCAAACCCACACCCTTGAGCGTAAGCTGATAACTGCATACCATGTTCGTCATATACTAATCTTCTAGGGTCTTTGCCCTTGAGATCATCTTTAGTTTTGAAGTCCACAAATATTCCACTCTCGGAATACAAGTCTATCTTCCCTCCATAGCCTTCTTTAGCACAGAATGAATCCTCTGCTATCCACGTTTCTAGGGGATAGTTCTCATCAAGCCAATCCATTATGGCTAGATATGGTTCTGATTCTTTGCCTGATACAAAACCTTCTTCTATCTCATAATGTATCTCGCTTCCTCTGTCAGCCGCTTTTTTGCCAACTAACTTAGAATGCTCTCTGCATCTTCTAACGTACTCATCTATGGTTTCATTAGACTCAATGTTCAGCACCATAGTAGACTTGATTGCTTCTTTTATTTTCCATTCTTCCAATGCTGGTTTTGAAGAGACACCTATAATCCCTGTTACTGAAGGAACGTATCTGTGCTTTCTTGCATCAGCTAATGTAGTGTTCCTTTCCTTTCCATTAGCCCCTATGATTGTGTACATTGGCTCACCTTCTTGTGTGTACCAATGCCCTGATTCTGAAGTGTGTTTGTCTGTCATATCCTCCACACTCCTACACCTTCCTCTCTTGATAAAACACGAAATTTTTCATTAGGATTCTTTTGCGTATATCTCAGGCAATAGTTCCTAATTATTTTTATTTCTTGACGTATCTTACTTTTGGGCAGTTCAATCATTATATGATCGCCTTTATTCATCTTATCCAAAGGTATGTCATATTTCCTAGGCTTGCCCCTACCTACAGGCAAGGGTACACCTTCCTTAATTTCAAATTCCATTAGTTACTCCTATTGATTTGTTCCACGTGAAACCCTTGTACATTTTCGCTCCAACTAATAATGATTTAATGATGTTACCATGAAGTCTTGATAATGTGCAAGTTATGATTTATAGTTTCTGCATGGAGAAGGAATTAGTGAAAATAGACTCTTTGATTGTGAAACAAGCAGTCAGAGATATCGCTAGTAAAGACGTTGATACATCAACAAAAGCACTCTCCTATTTTATCTCAAAAGACTTCTATGATTTGTGCCACAGAAATAATGTGAACGCAGATAAGATTCTAATGAGTATAAAAGAATTGAATAAGTACCCTCTATTGTCAAGAAAGAAAATGTCGAATGACATAGCTAGATTGATTGATAGGCAGTTTGTATGAGGGGTATATAGTAAGTATATATACTTACTAAGTTTTAATTAATAAGTAACTACTAAGTAGTAAGTATATACATCATGGAGCAAAAATTATGGAGAGTCAAGAGCAACGAGAGAAAGCAGATATCAGAAACCACATTCAACACAATTCAAAAACTAATGATTATCGGCACGGACAATACAAAATAACCTGTCCAAGTTGTCAAAGAGAAAGAACCAAAAACAAAGGTGACACACCTTTATCAATTAATATAAATTCAGAGACTATTGTTTATCATTGTCACCATTGTGGCATACAGGGAGCAATGGCAAGAGATCAAGGAGCAAGAATGAAAGTAGTGAAAGCAGAACCAAAACCAAAACAAATTAAATTACCCAAGACCATGACAGAAGGCAAAGCAGTCAAGTGGTTGGCAGATAGAGGGATAAGTATTGAAACGGCAGAAGCATCTGGTTGCGTCATCTCAGAAAAAAATAATTTACCAGTCATAGGTTTTACTTTCTCTGCGGGAGGGGAGACCATTGCGGTGAAGTGGAGATCGGCTAATGGGAGTAAGGATTTTTGGTGGGATAACAACGCTACTAAGTTGTGGGGGAGACAAGTACACAATGATAGTTTACCTACAGTTGAATCCACAATAGTAATTACAGAAGGGGAGATAGATACACTTGCTATCAAAGAAGCATTTAAAGATCACAGTAACATAGACGTTTACTCAGTACCCAATGGTGCACCAAACAAAGTAACTGATTCAAAGATAGACCCCTCAGAAGACGGAAGGTTTAAGTACATATGGGAAGATAGACACCTGTTTGAAGGAGTTGATAGAGTCATACTCGCTACAGACTCAGATGATAATGGTCAGATACTAGCGGATGAGTTGTCTCGCAGACTTAACAAAGCTAGATGTTACATAGTAGATTACAAAGGTCACAAAGATGCCAATGAATTACTTATCAATACTGATTCTGAAACTGTCAGGAAGCAGATACTAAACGCTGAACCTGTTCCCTTACATGGATTAAACAACATAGACTTCTATGCAGATGAGTTCCAAACTCTTTATGAACAAGGTAAGCCAAGAGGAGTAAGCACAGGGTTTGATTCGGTAGATAAGTTGTTCACATTACAGACAGGTTATTTGAATGTAGTAACAGGATACCCTGGTGACGGAAAGTCTGCATTTATAGATCAGGTCATAGTAAATGTAGCTAAAAACTATGGTTGGAAAACTTGCTTTTGTTCCTTTGAGAAACCTCCTACATTGCACTCAGTTCAGCTTGCTCAATGCCTTGTCGGTAAACCTTTCTTTGAAGGGCAGAACCAAAGAATGACACAAGAAGAAAAAGACTTTGCTCAGAGTTGGATTAACGATCACATCCTATTCCAAGACTATCAAGACGGAGGTATGCCTACGATTGAATCTATCTTAGAGAAGGGTGCTAGTGCGGTCATGCGATATGGCATAAGGATACTAGTGATAGACCCATATAACTTTATACATACAGATCACAAAGGATTAGAGACTGATGCAGTCAGCGATATGCTTACGAAAGTACAATTGTTCGCAAAGCAACATGATGTAGCAGTCTTTTTTGTAGCACATCCTACAAAACCCGCAGAACGTGGTAAGAAAACAATAGTCACAGGAGTTGACATAGCCAAGTCAATGGCATGGTTTAGTAAAGCTGATATGGGGTTGACTGTATTTAGGGGGGATAGTAGTGTAACAGTTAATGTTTGGAAGGCTAGGTGGGGTTGGTCAGCACAATGTGGCTCAACAGACTTAACTTTCAATCCTCTTAATGGTAGATATGATGAAGCAGAAGAAGTACAAGACGACTACGATTGGGATTTCTAAACAAGAAGTTCACGTCAATGATGTCGGCAGTCCATATCTGCATAAACATCACGAAGTTGTAATAAGGGTTTTTAATAATACAAAAGTTGGTCGAGCCATAGTGTTAGACCAACACCTTATTGACGTTCTATTCAATGAAGATCAATTAGATTCAAGACAACATAGTGTCTGTGATAAGTATCTAGGAATGATATCTAAGTCAGGAACTTTTCCAGCAGCTCCCCAGATGGCAGAAAGAATATTTACTGGTAATAAGAATTCTCAGCCTCTTCCCAAGTCCTGTATTTTGATCGGTGTTCAAAGGAACATAAAAGAAATCTGTGGAAATGCCAAAGAAAGAATCTTTTGGAAACTCATGGTAGATAATCCCAATAAGATAAGTATTCTAGAGTTAGAAATCATAAGGGAGTGTGCTAACGCACTATTGAATTATTGGTATGTCAGTCAGGAAAATCCTGTTTCTTTGTTTCAGCAAGCCCTGTTAAACCCACACCAATAGAAACTGTTTCGCTTGTAACTGAACCTGAATAGATATCCTTTCCTTCTTGTTCTGCTATATCTTCTACTGCTTCTTTTGATTCTTGTAAAAGTTTATTAACCGCAACATTCTTTTCATCTGCCATGCTATGTATCATGTGAATGATTTGTTTGTTGAGTGATCGGCTTTCCTTTTTAGCTAGTGCATGGGCAAGATCATAAGTTTCTTGCGAGCATCTAATGAATAGACTTTTCATCTTGTTCTCCTTCTTGTTCGTCTTCGTAGACTATCTTCGGTGACTCTTGCACTTCGGCTATAGCTACACTTTCTCTGCCCACTTGATAGAATCTGTTTTCCTCTAGCTGATGTATCGCTGATTCTAATAACCATTCATTAGCTATAATCAATGGGTCATCTAACAATGAAATAGCAAAACTTAAAGCATCCATTTCGGTATCAAAAACCCAAACTAAATGCACCCACTCGGCACTACTCTTAGTTGAAAACACATTTCTAGGGTCAGGGATATCTAATTTATATGTATGTCTTACTACTGCAAACATCCATTCATTATAAGCATAATGCAAGCAGAAAGAAAGCTTACGACTGTCACAAATTTAAGCCAAAAAAAAAGAGAGATAAGTATTTGACTACCTATCTCTCTCTATACATCTACTAACTAGACATGGAGGTTTCATTCGTGAAAATGAATCTCTAATATAAACGATCTGATTGCACAATGCAATACTTATCCACAATTAATTCACAGATTTATCCACAGAAATTTACTGGTAAATAGAATATTTTTCACATCCATACGAACATCTTGTGCCTATTCTGTCTGTCAGACACTATATCTAGTCTTGCTTTTCATACATGGTTAAAAGTTCACTTCTTTTTAGTAGAAACTTTTGCCATTCAAAGAGAAGATAGTAAAAGTCCTCTTCGCTTTTCACCACAGGATAAGGCTCACCCCATTCCTCTTCACAATTTAGTTCTTTAAAGAATTCCAACATCAACCACATAGTTATCAACGCACCCATGTCTGCTTTATTTATATTTGCTTTTGTTATATCCATAATTATATTTAATTAAGATTGAAACAATTTCCAATCACTACTCTAATATGTCAACGAAAACCAAAAACAGCCGTTTTTTTATTATCTTTTTTTCATTGACAAAATAACCAAAAAATCACACACAGCAAAAACACAGCAGTAGGTCGGCTTTCACCCAATAAAAACCTGTGACTAGTAAATATTTTATTTACAGCAGGATAAAACACAGCAGTAGGCTGTAAAATTTAGACCAAAAAAAAAGGCGGTAACTACCTAAGTAGCTACCGCCTTTAATTTATTTAGTCCTCTTCAGGAACATAGATTATCTCTGATTCTTTACGACCATTAAGATATGCCAACGCATCACTCTTATTGATTGTCTTCTCAAAGACCTCTTGATCTTGATTCCACCTGTTAGCAAACCAACACGCTCTATCTTTATCAAGAGTCCAAGAGAAACCTTTATCATCCATGCCACCACGAAATATTGTTATCTCGTCAGGTAAAGAATCAAAAAAGGTTTTCTCTTCTTCATTCATCATCAGATTAGGATTGGAGTATTGCTCTGTCAAAAAGCTTCTCCAAGAATATTTGTTTTGATATATATTCTCGGAGTCTATCCAAACACGAACGACTTGTTCCCAATAATCCTCATCTAAATCAGGAGTCCACCATTCACCATAAGCTTCTAATAAAGCATCATGCCTGTAAGGTCTTTCATGCAAATAGATAAACATTTCTATATCTTTATTCTCAATAGCACTCTGCACTTGAATACATTTAGCTTCGTACTGCAAATTGTATTGAGTTGTTAATATAGGATTGTCACCCATTGGAGCAACGACCAACAAAGGATGATGAATAGTCTTTCCAAAGGAAGCTTCTCCAACACATTCCTTTAGATCATCATGCAATTCAACCTTCTCTTCAGAATTGTTTAACGCATTAAATACGCTATCATCACTAAAAAGATCGCCTAATTGCTTATGTATTTCTTGAAGTCTATTCATTGTGATACCTCCTCATCTTCCCAAGGCAAACCCCTAGGGTATTTGCCAAAGGGAGGATTGAAACCAACAGGATAAACATACAGATGATATTGATCTGCGACATTCACCAATTGACACTCAGGAGGGTATAACTCAACCGCCCACCTATCTTGTCCGTCTTCGCAAAGAGCATTTTTGATCTGTTGCAAGTCAGTCCAAGAACGAACAGGCTTTCTATCAAGTCTTTTGATAGATAGATATGCCATACCTAAACGACATAACTCATCATCATAAATTTCGTCAGTCTCCTTTCCAACGTAAACATAGACTTGATAGGTATCATTCAAATAAACTTTGCATGAAGTTAGTCTGTTGTATTGCCTTTTAGCTTCCTCCCAAGAAAGGTTATAAGGATTCCTTTCCTGTATACCTTTTATCCTTTCTTTTATGGGCATATCTTTAGGGTACAAACTTCCTTCAACAAATTTATCCAAAGGTTTAGAACCTAGATTTCTATCAATCATTTAGACACCTCCTTCCTTTCGGATTCCCAATTTAAAATATCAAGATCAAACTTCTTGGCAATATCTAGAGCCATGTTAAATCTTCTTTTACCTATTTCAGATGATCTATTCGTTCTAATTAACTCTAGATTTATCTGCTCAAGATACAATAAGACTGCATCAGTCATTACTTCTTTCTCTAGTTTATCCATGAGACACCTCCAAGATTACTCTGTCACCTTTTAAAGTGAACGTAACAGTATCACCAACATCTGCTTGAGCCTTGATACCTTTAATAGATATCCTCCTATCTGCTCTAGCATTTTTAGTTCTGTAACATTTGATGAATGTTCTAGTTCCGTTTTTAAACTCAGCTTGAAAACTGTGCCAAGAACCACTCAACATATCATCAAAGAATACATCTTGAGTCTTAACAAACTCTCTAACGCTAGCATTAGCATCAATGATATGTTTGTTAATCATTGTTTTGGTTAACTTAATAACCGCTTTTTTATCACTCATAATTTCCTCCATTGTAAGTAATAGTTAGTAAAACTGATTTCGAGGATTTTTCCTCTCATCAGGCAAAAACACACATTTTTGCTATCAGTTTGTAAGAATTGGCTTTCATAAGTCCATTCTAAGAAAGAAACTGAAGGCAAGTTAACCTAGGACACCTCCTAAATTAACCTACCTTTAGAATCCACTTATGCGTAGAAGTCAGCAGTATCAACGTAAACCACCTCACCAAAAGGAAGGTTTTCAGAGTAACGACTCTTATCGGTTACGCACCACACTACAGGACACTCAGGCTCTTGTTCAGGCTCTACAGTTCCATATCCATCCGTAAAGTAAACAAAGGCTTGAACGTCTTCCACATCATCAGACCATTCATTGAACAGATGAAAGGGAGGGTCAAAGGAAGTTCCTCCCCCACCACGAACCTTGAGTTCTAGGTCTTCACCTTGATTCAGTTCGTAGATATCCCACCATTCACCTTGATCATTTTTCACTACTGTAGATGCACAGTAGCAAACTCTAACCTTGTCCAATCCGCAGTCTTCAGCCATAGCTTGTACTTCACTCGCAAACTGATCTAGTTCGTGTTGTGAAACACTTCCGCTAGTATCAACCGCAATAGCAAGTTCTCCTCCTTCAGGATTACGAACCTTGCTAGGTAAGTTGATACCTCTCCACGCATGACGTTTATTAAGTCTAGACCAAGAATAGTCATTGCAAGTCAACGACTGTAAGAAGTCATTCAACATATCTTTCCAAGATATAGCTGATTCCTTTTCACTCTCAATGCCACCTTTCATATCAGAAGTACCGCTTCCAAATTGCTCTAGCTTGTCAGCTAGTGAAACTGCTCTTTGAATCTCGCCTTTGAGTTCTTGCATTTCTGCTTCGTTCATTGGCTTGCCTTCTTCGTTGGTAGCATCCCAAACTTCTCCAATTGCGGAAGGAAGATTATCTAAATCAGCGAAAGACCGCGATTGACCATTTTCGTCTTCAGTAGAATATTTTCCTTTACCAGTCAATGATTGATCTTCTCCTTGATCATCAGACTCAGAATCCCCCCCACCTTCGGAGTCTTGCGACTCTTCAGGCTTGTGTTCTTCGTTGTCATTGTTGATCTGATCAACCGCATCTTGCAAGGCATCCTCATCTTTGATCAGATGTTGATACACCTTCTCAGCAGTCCAACCTTTGTACTGATAATCAAGAAGACCGCCTGTAGGCAAAGTCATTCTTAGATCATAGTGAAGGTAGTTATTGATTACATAATCGCAAGCAATATTCCAAACTTTAGGATGTCTCTTCCCTCTCCTCAAAGGATGTTCATAGACAACATGTAAAGCTTCGTGGACAAGTACACCTTGCAGTTCTTCTTCGGTAACACCCTCAACAAAATCAGGAAAGAAATATATCTTCTTTCCACAAGTTGCCATAGTGTCACACTTAGAAGAATCGACCTCCACTAAATCAAGGTGTAAGAGCATACTTGCCATACCTACATTGCCTTGCATTAGCTTTGATCTAGCCTTAATGATCTTATCTAAACTAGTCATCTTTCTTACCTCCAAAGGCACGTTCTAAGAACCCACCTTTAAGTCCGCCAACAGACTGTTCAAGACCTTCAGCTACTTGCTTACGTTTTGATTCACCTAGTTCTGTATCATCCCTTAGAGACTCCACAGAGTTGATAGAAGCAAGAACGCTTACAAGTTGTTGATGAGCATCAGAGATAGATTGATCATTGCCTAAGATGTCTGAATTAATAGAAGGAAGAGTTTCAACCGCCTGTCTCAATTTCTCGATACTGCTATTGTTGAAAAATCCCTTCTGCTTGTTTTCAGGGTCGTAGGCTTTTAGCTTCTCAGCTAAATGATCTACTTGCGAAACAAGTGCATCAACAGTAGTAACTAAAATGTTCTTAATGTTGGTGCTTGCTCTGTTTACTGCATCACTCTCTATCCTCTTCCTAAGTTCATCAGATACATTTAATCTAATATCAGAACCAAAAGTCGGTAGCGGAGACAATTCAAACTGGAAGATAAATTTATCTCTCAGTCTTTGCAAATCCCAATCGTCAGTCGGATAATCGTCTTCATCAAACGCATCACCTAATCTGTCTTTTGCATTCGCAATGTCTAGAGGTAGTTGCTTGAAAAAACCCTCTACCTCTCTATCCCAAATCACTTTCGCTTGATTGACTTCGTACTGAAGCTTTTCAAGTTGTGAGTTAGGA